CTGACCCCTGATCGCTTTGACTGCGACCCGCGAAAATCGCACTAAGCGATTGCAGGGCACCCGCGTTGCCCCCTGAAACGGCAGCGGTAAGAGCGAGGCTCTGCACAGCTCCGACCGACGTTCCGCCGATCGCGGCGATCAGGGATTGCTGTTCGATCAGTTTCGCGCGGGCATTGGTCAGCCGGATCGTCTCTTCGGTCAGAACCCCGGCGCCGATTGCGGCAACCGTGAATGGCGTAGGCGAAAGAGCGATGCGAAGCGCGCGATATGTGTTGACGAGGCTTTCCGTATTGACCGAAGACGTGGCCACAGCGCCCCCGTAGCGCGCCACGGCGGCGCTAAGAGCACTGTGAGCGGTGGCGAGAGCAACCGCGCCCTCACTGGCGGCCGCAGCAACCTTGCGCACGGATATCGAAGCCTGATCCATCCCGCGCGCGATGCCCTGACCTGCGGTGCTGCCGGCTGTGCCGATCGTCGCCAGCTCGCCCTTGGCATTCGCCATATCGGCGCGCAGCTTTTCGGCGGAGGCGCGCAATTCAATGTAGACCGTCTTAACACTAGTCATCGGTTTTCCTTTATCGATTCAGGCTGTCCAGTGATTCTTCGAACGCTTCGATTGCTCCGGCAGCCGAGGCCTCAGCAGCGGTCCGCATAAACGGATGCGACTTGACGCTTCCGACTTCTTTCCCTGCGTGGGTTACCTCGCGGTGGCCATACTCGACCATTCGAGCCACGAAGCCCTTAATGCCAAAGCCAGTTTTTGCGGATCCGCTCAGCGATTCCGGATTGACCTCCACAGTGGTGGACAGATCCGCCCTCAACGAGCCATAAGTCTTTGAGCTCGTCGACACGTCGCCCTCGGGCGTGCGCGCGTCCAGTTCCTGCTCAATGACGGCGCCGCCGGCCGCCAGAGCGTCAGGAAAGCACTCCTGCACGATGTGGAGCGGCAAGGCGTCAAGGTCCCGCAGTGCCTCGTCAAGCCCGCTTATCGAGATGGCATCAGACATAATCGCTCCCTCCTGTTGGTACCGAAGATCAAAAGGAAATGGGCGAGCGAACCCTGTTTTCAGGCGCGCGCCCGCCAGAGCGAATTAATCCGCTGCGGCCGCTGATTCATCCGCCGGCAGCGTGGTAACCATTGCCGACGCCACGCCCTCTACAATCGCGGGAATGTCGCCGATGCTGATGAGACTGGCCGCCTCCCGGAGGGTAATCCTCGACTTCGGGTCTGCCGCGCGGATGAAAGCCGCAAGAAATCCAGCCAGCTGGACACTGCTTATATGGGCGAGATCGCTCAGGGCCGTAAGCATGTTGAGGTGCGGACCGCCTTCCTGTTCGACCTCGCAAAGGGCGTTGAAATCGAACCGGAGCGGGTAGGTAATACCTTTGATCGTTACGCTTGGAGTCTTTGCCGGAGGAAGCCCCGGCGCCGGATGCCGCCGCTGGACGTTAGTGTTCTTTTTTTGGGATGACATTTTTTAAGAATTTTCCTTTCACATTTTCAACAGAAAAAATCGCGGGCGGCGGGACAACGACCGAGCGCCCGCGCGCTGGTTTTCCGGGCGGCGCCTACCATGGTTTGCCCATCGAGAGCGTTAGCGCGGTCCAACCGGAAACCAGCAAAGCCGGGGCTTACGTGGCGACGCCGTGGCGCCGGTTGATCGTCTGAATTACGGCCAGTCTCGCCAAGCACTGGCTCAGGTCGGATGAGTTGCCGGCGTCGCTCTGCATCGGACAATCGATGCAGTCGGGATCGTTGCATTCGGCGTTTGAGCAATTCGCGCAATCGTCATCCATGCAGGCTTGGCAATTACACGCGCACCCATCCGGAGCTGCGCCCTTCTTCGTGCCGTTCCGGAGCGCCGCCGGGACGTGCTTCAGCCGGTTCAGCACCTTGAACCCGCGCGCCATGGCGACCGCGGGCTCATTGGCTTCCGCGATCTCAGTAGCAAAGCCGCCGGCCACGCACTCATCGGCCCCCAGCCATGTTTCGGCGTCCATCATGGCCTTAATTTCATCCATCGGCTTGCCAGTCCGATCGACGTAAGTCTGCGCGATCGATGTAGAAATCTTGTCCAGCGTATCGGACATTTTCGCCATATCGGCCGCATCGCCCATGCAGACGGTCCACGCGTTGTGGATCATCATCATGGAGTTGTTGCACATAACTATCGACCCGCCGGCCATGGCGACGATGGATGCCGCCGAGGCCGCGATCCCGTCGATATAGACGTCAATCGCCTTCCCGGTTGACTTCAGGATGTTGCCGATGGCGATCCCTTCGAAGGCATCGCCGCCGGGCGAGTTGATGCGGACGGCAATTCGCGAGAATGCGCCGGCCGCATCCAGACTCTGCCGAATGGATTTCGCCGTGATCCCTTCGCCGTACCAGTTCTCTCCGATTTCGTCGTAGAGCAGGATTTCGAATTCGCCGGCCGCCGTGACAGAGGCGCGAAAGCCGGGCTTGCTGATGTTTGCAGCGCCGGGCTGTTTGAGGTTGGTTGGTTTGAGCATGGTTTTGTTCTTCGGGATCTAAAACGAGGGGCGTCGACGCGTAGCCCACGCGCAACGCCCCCGCATCACTGGACCGAAGCTTTCCCGGCCACCAAAGGAAGGAACAAACACTTGAACCGGGAAACGGCCAGTAAGATCGAAGCTATGTGGCGGATTGCTGCCCTACGCAGACGGGGTGAGTACCCGAGTCGATCAGTTGAGAATCGAAGCGACGGAAGGCGATGATTCCCAGCTGAAGGTAGTCTGCGTATCGCTCGACCAATCGCAGCACGGTGGTGCCACTCTTCAACTCTCGCACCTTGAACGTGGAGAGATCCCCGAACAGAATCGAGTATGAATTGGCCGCAGGTGTCGCCATGTCGGCGTTGATGACGTAAGGGTGATCGAGGATGGTCGGTTTGCCGGGAGTAATATTAACGCCAGCACCCTGAGAGAAACTCGCGGTCAGGCCCGGCTGCCACAGGGGGCGATTATTGCCGTCCACCAGCTTCTTCAGACCCTTAAGGACCGCATCGTTGAACATCCAGTACGAGGATGGATTCGAGCGGTAAGCCGGGTCGACCGCGTGTTCCATATTAACCAAATCGGTATATGCCATGGTAGTGGTTTCGCCGGCCGGGAAGGTATTCACGTTGCCAGCAGCGACCGCCGCCGTCACGATGCCGTTGGGCTCTCCGGAGCCGGACCCCACGGTGCATTTCCAGTTGTAGAGGCGTCCGAGGCGGATCCCCAGCAAGCGGGCCACCAGCATGTCGATGTCGAAGGCACTGTCTTCGACAAGCGCCAGCGGCACGAGGACCAAGTCGCTGCAGCCGATGTAGGCGTTGAAGGTAACCTGACCGAACACTATATCGGTTTCGGAGACCTGCACGTTCTGCCCGATGATACGGCCCTTGTTTGTCGTATCGTTGACAGTGGGCCAGGGCAGCGGATTTCCGATTTCGGTGGTGAACTTTTCTACGGTACCCTCGATGCCGCCAAACCACTTCATAGCCTCTTCCAGCATGAATGAGAAGCCCTGCGGAATCAGGTAGCCGCCCTGAGACGTTGTTGTGCTCTGGGCGTTGCGAATCCCGGCGCCGCCATTGGAAACGAATTGGCTGGCCATGATTTCCCGCTCCGCGGAGTCCAGATTCTCGACGCCGCGTCGCAGGTAGTTACTGAAAGCGCGGGCGTGCGGGTCGCGTTCACGCTCACGGGCCCGCAGCTGGGCGGGCGTCAATCTGAAGGTATCCTGAATCTCCTCCAGATCGGCGGCGCCAATTCCGCCGGCGTGATCGACCCGCGAGAGCGTATTCGAGATCGACTCGGCCCGCTCCGCACGCTTGATCGACGCCTCGACGCTCGAGTAGCTGTCCGACATCGCGTCGAAGCTTTCCCGTTCCGCCGATGTGAGCCCGCGATTACCCTCTTTCTTCGCTTTGTTTACGATTTGCATCATTTGGTCGGACAGGCGACCCAGTTCTTGCCGTAGCTTTAGTGCGTACATAATTTTTTCCTTTTTCGGTTGACTGCGCTACGCCTCCCCAGCAGCTCGCCCCTGGGCGAGCACCGTTTGGCTCATTCGGCTCCAGTCGGCGATCATCGCGCATTTGTACAGGAGGGCGAATCGAAAATTGTTAAGCTTTTCAGAACTTCAGTTGTGAATTTTTCAGACGTTGCGGCAGGAGGCGTAGCACCTGGTCAATAGTGCTTTCGTCCGCAGGGGACAGGTCCACGCCATGAATGGCGAGTGTGTGCCAGATACCGCCCATGGCGATCAGCCGCAAATTCGCGCCAACGCGGGCGAAGGTGGCCATAGTTTTGTCGCCGTTAATCCCCCCGGCTTTCGGGGTGGTGACGGTGTGGGCTCCGGGTGCAAGCGAGATGATTTCGAGCTCATGCTCGTCATCTCCGCCCACTCCCGACCCGCCGGGTCTCGGCAGCGGCAGGATCAGCTCTGACGGAGCGCCCTCGACGCCTGGGCGGGCAAAGATCACGACGCGGCCAGCCGTGATCTCAATCAATCGCGGGCCTGCCATCGTCTCATACCGAGCGACCAGCAGGCCGCCCTGGGCAAGTCTCACGGCGACATTACAGCCCGGCACGGTCGGTTTCTGTTCGGGCTGTGGGTTACCTTCAACGATTCGAAATTTCATAAAATGTGTCCCCTCTCAAAAACTGCCGTCTCTTTTTACTCGTCAAATTCGCGGACGTCATTGATAGTGAGACGCTTCCGCGATTCGGCCTCAGCCTCTTCACGAATGCGGTCTTCACGGAGGCGCCCGTTCCGACGGCCCCGCTCCCTGTCAGGACGAAATACTGGAACCCGGTCGCGGGCGGAGGCCCTGCGGTGCATGGCGGCCCGAACCCTTTCTTCCCTTTTTTCGCTGTTCATCTCGCCTCGCGCAGCGCCCGCCTTTTTTTCAGCAGCGTTTGCTGCGAATTTTTTTGTCAAAAACGTCACAGGTTTGCAGACGTGCGCAAACGAGTTCAGTTGTACGCTCCGGCGGTACGGCGCTGCGCCTGCAGTGCAGCGATAACGCCTAAGGCTTCGTTCAACTTCACTTGCGTATGCAGCGCGTACATGAGGTAAGTCTCCAGCCGCTGTAATGCGGGCTTGACCGCACGGGCCGCCGCGATCGACGCCTCAGCGGCTATGCGGCGTGCGAGCTCCTGATCATCTGCGGAATCGATGATTGGCTGGAGTTCGTGCTCGATGGCCGGCCCCAGTTTCAAGCGAAGTGATGCCATCACCTGACCCACTGACATCCCGGGCCTTTCATCGTCGGTCGTTTTGCGCATCGGTGTTTTCTCCTCTATCTTTTAAAAACTGTTGGTACATCTGAGAAATTGGCTGGCGCCGGCCTCGCGGGCTTCGATCAATGCGCCGAGCTAAGGCGTTCGTCTCCAATGTCAGGAGCAATATCTTGGCGCGGAGTTTGCAGACGTGTGCAAAATATCGAATCCGGTTGGTCATGGGTTTCTTTAGAACAATTTGCTTTGGCCGTTCTCAGTGGGCGCCTGGTCGAATCCAAGCAAACGGAAACTGCGCTGAAATATCAAAGTTGCATCTCGTTCGATCGCACACCACGGGCTTACCTTCGGTACCCCCCAACGATCCTTGACGACGGCGCCGCTGGCTGCGATTTCTGCGCGCGCCTGTTCCCGGCGATCAAAACTCTCGCAGAGGCTGATGAGAATGGGGATGCAAGGCGCATCAATCAGACCGCCGGCGATAATTTCTTGCCAGAGGCGGCGCGATCGGTCGCTGAGGTGAGCCGGTGGCTCACTTAGGTACGCCGGCAGGTCGCACATCCCCACTTTTCCCAAGTTAAATAACCCCTTCCCAACCCACTTATTTTTATGAATTTCCCGGCCGAGGGATAGTTTTTGTGAGGCTCGGTCACGCGGGGCGAGAGCTGGAAGACTGGAGGTACCCCTCCCCGGCTGCGACCCATCCCGCCAAGCCGAACAAACTTAAAACCTCCCTAAAAACTCCCTAAAACCCAACTTGTGACAAGTGACAAAAAGTGACACCAAAAAGGAAAGACTTAAATCTTCACACACGCGCGCGTATGCGCTTAGTTGTTGACCGTAAACGTCACAATCGTCACAACTTCTGTAAAGTCAATGAAAGAACACAACATAAAACATCCGACCACGTGACAAAACCAGTGACAGTCAGTGACATTGTGACAAGTGAAAGGCAAAAACAAGATGGCGCACTTATAGCGTTAAGTGCGCCAGATAAGACAGTCGGAATTCGTAGAAAGAGCTTTTACCCGGCTTTCTTGCCCTCCGTGGCGCACATCGATTTTGATGGCTCGCTTTTTATTGCGCACCCTTTCCAAACACGAAACTGCCGCTTTCCATCTCGGCGCCGGTCTTGGGTCATTCCCAGTCGGTGGAGTGCCGCCTTGAAGCGAGGACGATCAAGCGCGGCTTTTCCTTGGGACCAAGCCTCGTACTCGGCGAACAGATCCGAGACGCTAACCCAGAGCGGTCCGCTCTCCAGCGTTTGAATCTGAACGCGATCGGCTAGAAACTCATTCAGTAAATCGACTGGCTGAGATGTTGGCCACCAATCATCACCAGCTAGCTCGGGTACAGGCGATCCATCCACGCTAATAAAGCCTTGAGAGATAAGCCGCCCTATAGCCGAGCGGACAGCCAAAGGGCTGGAGTGGACCTCCCAGGCGATTTCCTCGACCGGTGGAAGGCCGCAATCATCATCAGCACACGCGCGGAGAATGACTAGGAACTTCGCATCTCGCGCCGGGAGGTCGTGAAATTTCTTCGACCTGACAGCCGCCGGGGCGAGCGCATTAACCACCAAGTTCGCCATTCAGCAAAACTCCCGGTTTGTGCGAGGATGCCCAATGACCTGCCCGGCGGCGTGATCGCGGCATGAGTCGTCGGCTACTACGGGCTGCGTGTGTACTGACGGACGAAAGCCATGCAGGGCGCTGAGCGGCGCGGCGGGAGTCATTCGAACATAGCGCCGACAGCCGCGGCCGATCCATTCCGCCCAGCCGCGCGAGACCAACTCTTCCGCGCCAGCGACGGTCACGCGCTTGATGAGCAGGTCCTCATGGCGGACATCGACCATCTGCATGACGCGCTCCCGCTGCAGGCTGGCGGCAGGACGGCCCGCGAGTTTCGAAGCGTTCGTTTCAGGCGGCGCCATGACCACCTTGTTTCCCACAGCTATTGAGCCAGTTGTGAAACGCTACTCTCGGAA